CCTTCCAAATTAGCGCCTTCCAAATTAGCGCCTTCTAAATTAGCGCCTCTCAAATTAGCGTATTCCAAATCAGCGTATTCCAAATCAGCGTATTCCAAATCAGCGCCTCTCAAATTAGCGCCTTTCAAATAATCGCCTCTCAAATAAGCGTTTCCCAAATTAGCGTTTCCCAAATTAGCGTATTCCAAATTAGCGTATTCCAAATCAGCGCCTTCCAAATCAGCGTATTCCAAATCAGCGCCTCTCAAATTAGCGTTTCCCAAATTAGCGTATTCCAAATCAGCGTATTCCAAATCAGCGCCTTCCAAATTAGCGCCTTCCAAATCAGCGCCTCTCAAATTAGCTTCTACTAATGTATCTTTAATTGTGTTATTCTCTTTCTCGAAAGAAAATAGCACCTTACCAAAAACTGATTTTATATCGATTTTAATTTTCATAAGTTATTGCTTTTATTGTGTATTAAATCGTATTTTTCTCTGAATTTCAGGTATAATTTTTCTTGTTTTGCAGTAAACGGCATAAAAGAATGATTCAACCCGCGACATATATAATATACTTTGTCATTTGAATAGTCCTTATTATCAGAGGTGATTATCCAGTCTATTTTAGCCACATTTTGTTTTGCTTTTTCTCTTGCATATATAAAACAATCAACAAGTTTAGGATATCTCATCAGTCCGAAATAGTTGCTATTTAGGTTTGCTTTTGGACATACTATACATCCTACTCTTTTTTGTCCCTTATACTCTGGATTTACTGGAAGATTATATTTATGTATGTAATCCCAGACGTCGCTATCTGTCCAATCTATTATTGGTTTTAGTTGTATAATGCTCGCAGTCCCTACTGATTGGCAATGTCCCTCAAAATAATCATCTATAAGGTTCTTATTCTTTTTTAGTAGCGTTTTGTTTTTTATTTCAAATGCTGTTCGTCCTTTCCTTTTCAAACTTTCATATTTTCTAACTCCGACTATTGAACATTCATCTACATATTTTCTGTTGTGTTTGTAGTCAGTACAACAATACGCTGACTGAACGGTCGGTAATAGTCCCCCATGATTTTTCCAAATATTTTCAATAAATCCGTATTTATAGTCTCTACGCATTATCACATCTGGATAATTTTCTTTGATAAACTTTAAAGTGATATTGCTTTCAAAAGAGTGATTGAAGTAAGATTTGAACTCAATCCCGCTTCGTTTGCAGAGGTCATAGCATACCTGACTGTCTTTCCCTCCTGAAAATCCTAATCTTACTTCGAATCCCATTTTCTTTGCAATTTTTGAGAACTTCTGGATTCTCTCGATTGCCGTTTGCTCTATTTCATCTAAGAATAAATTCATTGTTTAATTATTTTTTTATGAAACAAATCCAATGTGTATTTGACCGTTTGCCTGAAAGATGCCCGAAAACTGGTTTCTCAGGGGTTAACTTCAAAATTTCAGAAACTTTTATATCCGTTTCGTTCCATTTAAAAATTAAAAAGCCTCCATGTTTTAGTACTCGAAAACATTCTTTAAATCCCCTTGTCAGCATATCCATCCAATCCTTTCCGAGACTTCCGTATTTTATCGTTTGCCAACCACTACACTCTTTCATTGATGTATGTTTTAAATGAGGAGGGTCGAAAACTACCATAGAAAAACTTTCATCTGGATATGGCATATTTGTAAAGTCAGCTTGTATATCTGGGTCTATTTCAAAAAATCTTCCGTCGCATAAATGAGTAGATATTTTTCTAATATCCTGAAACAAAACACGTTCATCATTCTTATTGAAGTAAAACATTTTGCCTCCACAGCAAGCATCAAGGATTTGGAAGTTTTTATAATCTTTTGTCATATTTTTATTATATTAGTTTCTTGTGTCTTAGTCTTATTATTGCGTATTTCCTTCAGTAATCATATATTAATCTCTTTCCCATTTAATTTATTGTCAAAAATTTTAATACACTCAAATAAATAGTGCGTTACAATAGGATTTACGGCATTTCCGATTGCTTCAATTCGGTGTACATTATAGGGAATCCCATTATCCACTCGCAAAAACTCGGTGTAATCTTCACTCCAAAATTTACTGCAAGACATTCCGCTAAATTCCCTATGGAACGACTCCCTTTTTTCGATAAGGAAGTTAGAGAAAACCTGTATCTTAGTCCGTCGGTTTTCGTCGGGGTACGCACATATGTACACTCTTTCTCTCCTATGGGGGAATCCAAAAGAGGAATTCGATATACATTGCCATTCCGCATCATACCCGATTTGGGAAAGGTCGCATAAGACTCTTTCGAATCCTCGAACAAGGAGCATTGGGCTGTTTTCAATGACGACGTATTTAGGTCTAACTTCCCGTATAATTCTAAACATTTCACTCCATAGTCCAGACCTTTCTCCTCTAATACCTTTACCTTTCCCCGCAATGCTAATATCTTGACATGGGAATCCTCCACTAATGATGTCCACATATTGCAATCCTGTTGTTTTTCTGATGTCTTCATATATTTCTGTTTTTGGAAAGTATTTTTTCAATATTCCCCTTTGGAATTTTTCTATTTCGCACGACCATAATGTTTCTATTCCTGCATATTGTGCGCCTAATTCAAATCCCCCTATTCCACTAAATAATGAACCGTGAGTCATAATTATATATTTATATTTCCAGTTGTTCTCATAACTCATATCTTTTTTATAGTTAAATATGCTTCTTTTACTTTATCATGATGTTCACTTAGATACTGGTTAAGCTTAACTCTTTCTCCAAATAGTTTAAGGAATTTTTCATAATCACCAACCCAATTATCTTTATTATAAGGCTCAAATAAGACTACAAATGGTAAATTTCTTCCAAAAAATATCGCCATAGCAGCATAAGCATCAAGCTTATTGTATGCTTCTATTTGATATTTATTAGACATTATCCCGAAAGTAATTTTCATTTTATTCATATTTCTCAAAATTTATAGTTACATATCCCAATTTATGTTCGTTAATCCAGTCTTCAGTTTGTTTATAAGAGAATTTTATTACAGCATCAAATCCTTTTGCCTCTAAAAATTGTGCAACAGATATCGCGGACTTAATCAATTCTTCAGGATTGCCGGATTCCCCAGCAACGATAATTTTTAATTCTGCTTTTTTAATTCCACCTAAAAAATTCTTCATAGTCATTTTATATAAGCTACAGCCATATTCCTATCTATAAAGAAATGTATCCCAGTCGAACATTCATTCCATCTGCATTTATCAAAGTCTTTTACTTCAACTGTTTCACCAACTTCGTATATAAAGTTTTTATCATAATTGGAACGTATTTCTGTTATATCAGCTATACTCCCGTCTATATTTTGTATTTCTAATACCTCCGCTTTTGAGCATCTACATTTTAGAGATGTTGATGAACTTCTCTCTGCATCCTCACATATTTTTAATTTAACGATATATCCATCGCATTTTTTCCACCCTATAAAACTTCCTTCTATTGGGCACTGATATGCCAAGAAAGATGTATATTCTGAATAATCAGCGCCTTCCAAATCAGCACCTTCCAAATCAGCGTCTCTTAAATTAGCGCCTCTTAAATTAGCGTCTCTTAAATTAGCGCCTTCCAAATCAGCGTCTCTTAAATTAGCGTCTTTCAAATAAGCGTCTCTTAAATTAGCGCCTCTCAAATCAGCGTTTCTCAAATTAGCGTCTTTCAAATAAGCGCCTCTCAAATTGGCGCCTCTCAAATTAGCGTATTCCAAATTAGCGTATTCCAAATAAGCGTTTCTCAAATTAGCGCCTCTCAAATAAGCGTTTCCCAAATTAGCGCCTTCCAAATCAGCGTATTCCAAATCAGCGCCTCTCAAATTAGCGTTTCCCAAATTAGCGCCTTCCAAATCAGCGTATTCCAAATTAGCGCCTTCCAAATTAGCGCCTTCTAAATTAGCGCCTCTCAAATTAGCGTATTCCAAATCAGCGCCTTCCAAATTAGCGCCTTCTAAATTAGCGCCTCTCAAATTAGCTTCTACTAATGTATCTTTAATTGTGTTGTTCTCTTTCTCGAAAGAAAATAGCACATTTCCAAAAATTGATTTTATATCTATTTTAATCTTCATAAGTTATTATTTTAATTGGTTAATTAAATTCTCTAATCCTCTACCGTCTTGAATAGATTTCCCCGTTGCCCATCCTGAATAAGGGAAATATTTTATGCTGTGTCCCTTATACTCGAACTCTATCATTTTATCACTGGAATTAGTTATTCTTAGTCCTAATTTCTGTATTTCATTTATTGCTGTTCGTAATCTGATAGGTTCAAGTTTGTTTTTTCTTTCCGTGTTTAATCGCGTCATTAATATCTAAATTTTGTAAAATGAATAATTCCAAATGGTTTATATATTTCGTGTGTTTTAAACCAATAAAGAAAATCTTCAGGCAATAATCCGTCATTTTTAGCAATATCACAATAATTGTAATGTCTACCTTCAATTATACATTCTGACAAATCAGACGTGAATTCCATTTTTTGAATACCCACATTATCAATACAAGATAATTTTGCAATTTCAACTTGAGGGCTTCTATAAGGTTTATTTTTCCAAACTCTAATAGAAATAATCGCTTTCCCTTCTTGAACTTCTTTAATTCGTTTTCCCCAAAGAGAATAATTTGCTCTTATTGTGTGTATTTTATCATGAGAAATAAATCTATTGATAAAATTTGTTGGGTTACCTTCTTTTGGATGCCCCTTCATAAAATTTTTTGATAAGGTTATAACGTATGTTTTCATTTTAGAATAGTTTTTGTTGAGTTAATACTCCGTTTTTCGTTTGAATGGATGATTGCACCCATACCCATTGTTTATAATGGTATCAGATGTGAAATATCCACATCTACTACTCAAAGTATTTATATCTATAAGTTGTTCTTTATTGAATACTTCACTTATTGGCATATTTTTCAAATAAATTATCTATTTCTAAATTTACTCTATCTGCAAATTCCCCAAATGATTCTGAAAATTCATCATCATTCAAATCATCTACAATTTTAACTACTCTTTCCGCGTAAAAGCGAGCTTTTGATAAGTCTTTCATTAATACCAAATTAGAAGATGAGTCTACTTGTTGTATTATGTTCGTAAGCTCAATTGCAGCCTGAGAAAGCAAATCAGCGAAAAGAGGTATTTTTTTACAAACATACACCGCTTTTTCTTTCTGTTCCTTAGTCATGTTCCCGAACAAATCCTTAACCGGTATCAATTCATATTTATTCAAGTTGTCAAGTTGCGTTTTTATTTGAGTTACTTTTACATAGTCTCTTTTTTGTAACGCTTTATTCATCTTTTCAAGTAAAATATCTTTCTCGCTTTTCATCTCATTTAGTTTTTAGTGTGTAATAATCAGTTAATAATTTCCTGCAAGCATTGTACACAATTACAGCTTCTTTTGTAGTGTTGTTAGCCATTATCAGCTTTTGTATTTCGTTTTTATTTTCGTTTTCTACGGCTATTGTAGCTTCAGAAACATATCTTAAATAGGTCTCTGCTCTCACTTTGTTTTTACTTATCAGGTACTTAACCACTGGCAAACATGGCAACCCAATGGGCAATCTTTTTGTCTGTTTGAATTCATTGAAAGCATTTCTTTCAAAATCCGACAACTGCTCGACTGAAAAATCTTTGGAATGTACTTCCAGTTGTTTTACATTCCCGTATTTTTCAATTATCGCTTGTGAACGATTTACGTGCGATTTAAAGGCTTTTAAAAATTGGATGATAGTTTGTACCGACATACGATAAAAAGCCCCAAATTCGCCAGATAAACCATAAATTATCGCTATGTCGCACTCCTTTATGGTTAGCGCTTTGCATTCAGCCTCTAAAAATGTTGCGACATCTTTTGTTGTGACCTCGATTAATTCGTCCGTCGTTTCTTGATTTACCCTTAAAAAAGCCTTTTTTACTATGTCCATAGAAAACAAAAACAGTTCGTTTTTATTTAATTCGCTTATTTTCGGGTAATTTTGAGCTTCTTTTATTTGCTGTATGTCCATATCGCAATTATTTATTGTCTTTTTTGTTATACATCATTCCGAATAAAGAATCGTCTTTCCCCTCTTGTATATCCTGCATGATTTTAAAAGCGACTCTTTGCGTTTGCTCTTCCATTGTCTCCTTTTTTGCAAATCCGCGCGCCCCCCCTGCTAAATTTTTCGGATAAAAAACGCGGTTCGTTTGAATTTTAAGAGCTTTTGCCAATGTTGTTTTCCAGTTTATCTTTTTTGTTTTCGATTTCTTTTTGTTTTCCCAACCTTCAGTAGTACCCCAAAAGTTTTCAATAGCGCATTCAATTGTTTTTATTATGTTCAATTCTGGAGGGTTGAATTCTTTTTGTTTTTCCATCCATTCTGCATCACATAGTATTTTGTCTACTTCTTCATGTAATTCTGACAAATAAACATTAAAATCTTTTCTCCAGTCTTTTTCTTTTTCTTCTTCTTTTTTAGAGATAAGAAATATATCGTTATTAGATGTAGAATTATATTTAGATATATTTTTTATCTCTTTTTTCTCTATAATGTTATTCTGGTTATTATCTGTAGAATTATCTGTAAGAATAATATTATTATCTACATTTACATCTACATTTACATTAACAGCTTTTTTTGCTTCCTTTTGCTTAGCAAAACAAGCATTTGCTTCTTTTGCTTCCTTTTGCTTAGCAAAACAAGCATTTGCTTTTTTTGCTTCCTTTTGCTTAGCAAAACAAGCATTTGCTTCTTTTGCTTCCTTTTGCTTAGTTTGATTAATTAATTTAAAACCCACTGGGTTATTTTGGGTTTCTGAAAAACCCACTGGGTTATTTTGGGTTTCTGAAAAACCCACTGGGTTATTTTTTTTTGAATACATTCCCCCTTTTTTCCCTGCTTCGCGCCTTTTCTCTTTTATGTTTTCCCATTTTTCTAAATCTCGCTCTATGTCTGACTTTATGAACTCAAAGCAAATATTTACACCTCCGTCGTTTATAAAAACGGGTTCTCCAGAGACATAATCAAAAATCGCATTTAATATCTCTGCTTTTTGTGAATCATTTAGCAAATTTATTGCACTTCTCCACGACAAATAAAAAACAAATGATTTTTTAGGTTCCATGATGTAGATAATATAAAAAAAGAGGTTCATTTTAGCTGCTACCCTAAAACAAACCTCTTTACGGTAATATACCGTGAATATCTTCTTTGTTGGTAGCAGTCAACACCACAAATATACGATTATTTTTTTAATTTATTTATTCTTTTAAGCCTTTTTCTTGCCAAATCATATTTAGTTACCTCTTTATCTATCTTCTTTAATTTTTCTAATTTCTGTATGTTGTATTGATTGTTTGCTACAGAAAATCCAAGTATTAATATTGATGTTGCCGGGAATAACCTATAAAATTTCTTACAAAACCCCACGTCTAAATATGGTACTATATATATTCCTATGAATAGGACAGCGAAATATAATAATATTAAAACGACTGAATAAATAATTATTTTTGTTAGTATCATAATTTTAAAATTTTAAGTGTTTTCCCTTTTGATTCTTTTTTTACTGATTCGTATATCAACGGAAATTCAGTTTTTAGCTTCTCAGTGTCTATTGTGTTGCGTGTATAGTCCTTAATTGTAGCCACTCTTACGCCTTCGCATACTAATTCGTTGCAATTGTTGAAAAGTAACGCTATTTTGTTTTCTAAATCTTCTTTCTCCTTCTCCAGTATTTTTATTTTATTTTTTATCTCGTTATAGCTATTGACTAATTCCATGTATTCAGGAGAAATGTTCAAAGATATTGTTTCAGAGGTATTTGTAATATTAAAAATATCCTCTTTGTTAATTGGAGCCGGTGGAACCCCTTTAAGTATGTGATTTTCTGTGAATTCTTTAGCCCCATTTAAAAGATACTCGAATAAATCTTTGTCAAAATCGAACATCCTCCATTTCAGTTGCTTTTGTCTATCATATACGACTAACATTCCAGCATCATATTCCCCAACCCCCATGTTCCAAACTAATTGCATATACCACGAATTAGGGAAAGTTTTGGGGTCATTTAAATCTACAGTACGTAATGTGTCCTTTATTTCAACGACAATACGGTTTTTCCTTCGGAATTTAAACAATTCCCTATCTGGTGAAGCAATTATATAAGGCGGGTAATTATCGTTGCTTAAAACGAAGTATTTCGCGCTTTCTTTTATCACCCTTTCTGTAGACTCTGTTTCAAAAAGAGTAGCTATAGCATTTTCCATTGCTTGCCCCCTTTGGGTATTATAATTAATTTCATTTTCCATTGCTTGCCCCCTTTGGTAGTCGTTATACCAATCTAAAGGCGTTTTGTATTCATCATGACCAGTTATTACCGCTATATCATGCCCTCCAATAAAATAATTGCTTTTCCGGTAATTGTACCAATCTTCGTAATTTCTAAACACTTTCCTATCTATCATATTGCCAAAATTTTACAGTTGAATAATAATATACATTCCCGTCTACTCCGAAAACAAAAGGTATGCTTTCCGGATGGAATACCCCTATTTTAACATCTCCACTTTCTAAAATAATTCTTATTCTTTCATGTGAAGGAGGAAAAACCCTCGAATTCGTCCATTTCATCGAAAAATTTAGCCCTTTCCCTTTACTCATTTGTCCCGTCTAAATATTCTAAATCTGTTAAATTTTCGTTCGTTGGTGTCGAAAAATCATATTTAATTGCGTTTTCCATGCTCTCCGTTTTCGGCCCGTATAAATTTAAAAGGCTTTTTGCTACCGTTTTATTAGCCATCATCTCAAAATCTGTCACCCATAACCCCGTTCTATTTCTATAAGATTGCGAGTATTTTTGAGCGTGTGCCTTTATCTCCTCGACTGTCATATATTTAAAATATTCACCACCTGAAAGATATTTTATATAGGCAATATTCCCAATATAAGCCCGTTTTTTTCTTTCTATATAGCCGTCATAATCATATTTTTTCAATATTATTTCTCCTTTAAACGGGTCTATACCTTCAATATCACCCTCGCGAACCTCTGAGACATTTATACGCTCTAATTTTTGCGCCCTATTAGCTAATTCAATGAATCCACGATACATTATTTGTGCTTGTGCGTTGTCCTTGTAAGGGACGATACACGATTGCCCAAGAGCGGGAACTAATGACAAACCAGTTGTTGCAATAGCTAATCCGCATAAAATTACGCTGTTCGGGTTGCAAAATTTCAACTTAGAATTGTACGAAGCTTGCAAAATGTTTTCTACGAACGCCCGCCCCTTTGATTCTCCTAAAATTTGGCAAAAACGCTCTAAATTATTCGAATTAAGGGCTAATTTCTTTATGTCTTTGTAGTAGTTCACTGTCTGTACAGTCGCTACGTTGTTTTTTATTTGTTTATTTATGTCCATGATTATTCAATTAAATATGACTATACTATCATTTAAAAATACCTCTACAGTGTCAGGAGAATTAATAATTTCTTTTGTTTTTTGTTCTTCCAGTATTTGCGTATCCAGCATTCCGCCAATTAAGATTAGCAGAAATAATATAAGCCCGCAAATTGCATTTAATTTGTCTTTTTTAGTTGTCATAGTAATATCCTTTTGAATAAATGTTGTACCCGTCTTTTATGTTTATAAAATCATTTATCATTTTTAATGCAATATCCTTTGCCTCTTTTTCGTCTCCTACATATTTGGGCGAAAATTCCCAAGTTTTTATGCAACCTTTAATATCTACTGCTATTCCGTTATATATCGTAATTCCTGAATAAAAATTACAGAATTTGTCTAGGATTATTATTTCATCATTCAATATACATACTTCGTCGGTTCCTACTTCCATATTGAAGTAATTAAAAATGAAGTAGGACGCTATTTGCCTATAAAGCAATTCTATATTAATTATTCCTATCATCTTTTAAGTCGTTTAGTTTTTTATATGTTATTATTGCTTTTTTTATTTCGTCTACTTGGTTATTATATGTCTTCTCTCCTGAATTAGCGGACAAGTATTCAATTATTCCTGATTTATTTTTGATTACTAATGATATATAAGGGCGTATGATCAAATTGTCAGCTAATCTTTTAATAGTAGTATTTAGTTCCCAGATAAAATAATATTTGTCACTTTCTGAAGCATCCGGCAACATCTCTAATATTTCCTTTGCATCTTTAAGAATATCTTTTTTTTTCATATTATATCGAATTTAAAAATAACCTCCTGACCAGCATATAAATAGTCCTTAATTTCAAAAGGATATGAATTACCGTGAGTGTCCTTTGCTATGAAACATGTATAAGTATTAGCATTGCCATTTTTATCATAAAAATCTGTCAAATAAACCCTTTTTGACATTAAAAACGGATGATATGTACCTATATTTAGTTCATATTCACAAAAAATGAAATTCAACATTTCTTTTTCAAGAGATTGGCTTAACCGTATTTGCCGACCTTTCAAATGTCCTACTTTATTAGGATTAATATGAGTTAACCGTATGTCTGTCAAGTCTACAAAAAAATCAGAAAAAATTTCCCCGTTTCTAATTATGTCCCTTTTTACATAAGCAATATCATCTCCTTTTTTGGATACATCTATTATTTTATACTTGCCCGTTTGTTTATTCTTACATGTAATAATACGGTTAACATATTTTTCGATTAAATTAACGTCATTTAAAAAGCCAATTATTTTGTAAATGTCACCTTTATATTTAAATGATGAAAACAAATCATTTAGTTCTTTTATTTTTATTTTCTGTATCATATCTATTTCCTTTTTTCCACTAATTTATTTTCAAATGATAATTCTTTTACATCTATTCCATTACTAACAATAAAGTAATATGCATACATAATGTTTTTATTTAGAAGTTCCAATAAATTAAATATTCTCCGCCCCTGGTTCCTATGTGCGTGTGCTCAAGTCTATTTCGTTTCTTATTCCAATACAATTCACCTTGTACCCAATACTTTTTCCCGTTTACTTCGTATTCAAAGTAATTATTGTCCCTATAAGTGCCTTTTATTGTCTTCATAGCTGTATTTTTTATTGTTTAAATATATGTCCGTCTATTTCGAAATATCAGAATCTAATAATTTGTAGTGATAATTATCCAGCCAGTAGAAAAAGGCTTCTTTGAAATATTCATCATCCCCCGTATAAAAGTATTTACATAGGTCTATGGTTTCATTTGGTAAGCTATCCGGCAATTGTAGTTCCTCCGGAATGTCTTCAAATTCTACTATTTTTATTACTTCGCCCGTCTCGTTTTTGCGGAATTCTACGCGGATTCTCGCGTCTTCCAGGTTTATTCTTTCCATATTGATAATGTTTTTAGTGTTAATATTCGTCTTCTTTTTCTCCTTTTCTGTATTACAAATATACAAAACATTTTGAAATCACACAACATTTTTCTTAGAAAAATGTATTATATAGCATATGTTTTAACTATATATTAACATATCGAATACTATGTTTACATATTGAGCTCTCATTATAGCGAGTCGCCTTTTTACTCCCTGGCTTTCCTTAGTACCCTAACATGATAACCCGACCTATTTGGGGTATCTATTATCCATTTTTTTTTTTCTTGTTAACCTATCTTGTGTTTTTCTTTTAAAAAAAAAGAAAGGGAATAACTACATGGAGAGACTATATATTATATATATTATTACTATATATGAATTGTATATATATACATAAAGGAGATACATTCATAACGCACGCACATGCACGCGCGCAGTTCTGTTTGCTAATGCGGTGAATAACAACACGTTACAGAGGTGAAAATGTTAATATATCATTTGGAATTAAGTTAAAACAATACGGAAATGTTAACGGAATTGTTTCACATGAAACAGAGCGGAGAGCGGGGCGACTGATGGAAGAGAAGGAATAACGGAGCCGGAAGCCAGACGAGAGAAAGCAAAGCGAGGATGAAGCAAAAAAGATGATTCGGGAAGGAAGCAGGGAATCTCTTTGGGAATCGGAATAACATAAGGGGTTGCATTGGTTAGCTCCGAAGCGAGGGGCACAGCCCCGAGCGAGGTTATTACTTCCTTTGTTTTGTTTTTGAGTCAGGGGTAAACAGGGGTAGGGGGTCGGGCTTTATTAATAAATTTGGAAATTCGGCTAAAAGTATTACCTTTGTTGTATGGGTACAGCGATAGACATAATCAAGGGGAAAGAAGAGCGGGCGCTACGCAGGCAGGGAATGGATGAGCGTGGCGAGATAAAGAAGTACGAAGTAGACGACAAGGTACGTGAAGAGTTCAGGGGTACGTTTGGGAAGACGGTAGCGTTTTTGGACATGATAGGGGTACGGGAGAAGTTGGAGGAGATATTAGGAGACATAGAAGTAGCTGATAGTCCGGCAACGATAAGCAAGTTAAAGGGTAAGTTAGATGTGATAATGAAGTACGTGAATGTGTTCAAGGCAGCGAGTGACAGTATCAACCGGACAGAGAAGACGATAATCAAGGAGCAGAGGGGAGAAGAAACAGAATCGGTAATGAGTGGAGATACGGGGAATATAGAGATAATAGAAAAGATAGACTATGATACTATTGCCGGAGCGGTTAAACGATAAGCAGATAGAGTTATACAATTTGTTGAATGAGGACAGATATGTAGAGTATTTGTTTTACGGTTCGAGCAGGGCCGGGAAGACATTTTTGATATTTGCGTGGTTTGTGACTCAGTGTATAAGGTACGGGGCGAACTGTCTGATAATCCGGAATACGTTCACTTCGTTAAACAATGGCATGTTGATGCAGACAGTACCGGCGGTATTGAATTCTATGGCGAGGCGTTGGGGATACAGTGATTACAAGAAGGTGATGATAGGGGGAGAGAGGTTTGCGAGATATGTAAACAAGGATGACAGTTTGGTGTTCTACAATGGTTCGTACATTAAGTTTGGGAGTTTGCGGGGGAGTTCGGACAGTGAGTCGAAATATGATTCGATATTAAGTACGGAGTGGGGGCATATATTTTTGGATGAGATAAGCGAGATAAGTTGGCAGCCTGTAAGTAAGTTATTGACACGGTTAGCGCAGAAGTTGCCGGTAAAGAACAAGATGTTGTATGCTTTGAATCCATGCAGTAAGAATCATTGGAGTTACAAGAGGTTTTTTTTGCAGGAGGATTACGATACAGGGATGAAGTTAGACCCGAGTATACAGGCGATGTTGTACAAGAAGCATTTCAGTGTAGAGGACAACAAGGAGAATGTATCTTCGAGTTATATGTTGACGATGAAGAGTTTGTCGAAGATAGACAAGCGTAGGTTTTTGGACGGGGAGTATTACGATGAGATGGAGGGAGAGATATTCCACCATATACCATGGGGGACAATGCCGGAAGAAGAATCGTTTGTACGATATATAATCTACGTAGACCCGTCGGCAAAGGAGAGTGTAAAGAACGATTACAAAGCATGCGTATTATTGGGTTTGACGAAAGACAAGATATGGTTGGTGGACGTATATGCAGTACAGGGGAGCACATACGAGATGTTGGAAGGCATATATAGCTTATACGTAAAATGTCCGATAACGCCACGTTTATACATTGAAAAAAAGCAAGTTCCGTTGGATTTCAACAAAACATTGCTTAACTTTCAGGCGCAAAAGGGGTGGATATGTCCGATAGAGTGGGACACGCGCAATCACGGGAACAAGTTTTATAACATTGAGTCCACTTTAGACCCGTTGTTCAAGAATGGGGGGATGATGTTCAACGACAAGATGAAGAACACTCCTATGGGAGAGATTACGGTGCAGCAGTTTTTGGAGTTTTCGAGGAAAGAGAGTCCGTTGAAGAAAGACGACATACCGGACGCGGTAGCCAAAGGAGTTTCGTTAATGGGGAGGAATCTGAAGATAGTTAATCCAGCCCAGAAGAAGACGAAGATGTTTATAGCGATAGGAGGGAAATTAAAGTCCTTATAATATGATAGAGATAAAAGATTTATATCAATGGATACAGCCTAACACATGTGATGAGATAATAGGCATGAATCCGACGGCATTGGAAGACGCCTATGTTTCCGCTATAGGCTATTTGGCTGGCGAGATAGGGAATATATACGATTTGGAGGAGATGTTGCCGGTAATGAAGGATGTCCATCCTGATTTGTTCTTTATGGTAAGGGTATTGACGGCATCAGCCTTTATGGGTTCTACATTTGCGTGGAGTACTGTTTTCACGAACCAGTACAACAGTGTGATGTCTACTATACACAGGATGAAGTCTGGGACATCCCGCATGACTGGGGCGGTTAACAAGCCTGAGCCTAACGCGATAGGTAAAATAGTAACGAACATAAATGATTATATAGGCTAATATGACAATCTGGAATACACCCCAAATAGACCCTTATTACATTCCCAAGTCTGTAGGGACTGGAGTAGTTAAGTCAAAATATCTTATTAACTATTATGACACTCCGTATACAGCGAAATACTGGAGGGATGCTATAGACAGGGCTATAAATTACAGTGATTTGTACTACTATGGCGTTTTGCAGTCGTGGGCTATACAGTCGAGTCCTTTTTTGGTGTCCTTATTGGACAAGAGATATGTTCCTGCCCAAAAGAACTTCTATGCTTTGGCGAAATACGGGGAAATGAGCAGGATAGACGACAAATTCTCCAAATATTTTACGCAGACCAACATTTTCAAGCAGCTTGTTTGCCGTGCTCCGTTGAACGCGAAGATTCGCGGGGTAGCAGGCAAGCAGATAGACATAGAGAAGGACATTGTAACGGATTTCCCTATGCGGAATATAGACATGTTCAACAGGGCAATACGTTATATGACCTTTGATATCCAGAGTGTGGCTAAATTTGACGATTACGACAACATGTTTTATTTCGAGGCTTCCCCTGAAGAAGACTATAAATTAGGTCTGATGCAGGAGGTTACACGGGCTATAATCGAGATAGTGAATTCTTATCGCAATTGGGGCATTCTGACGGGGCGTTATTCCTATCCTCGCTATACGATAGGGTATCAGGCGCAGAACGAAGAAGCGCAGCAGATAGCAGCGGAATACGCCAGATTGATAAATGACCCTACAGCCACACCGGTAGTGCCCTTTGAGGTGAACGAATTGTCCACGAATAAGGAGAGGAAATACCAAGTAGAGATAAATTCCGTCAATACGGAAGCTCCGAGCGAAGCTTTCAGGGCTCACAAGGAGTTGGTAGACAAGTGGGAAAGCGAGCTTATGCAGCTTATCACCGGAAGTACGTTAATCGGGAACACCGAAAAGAACACGAATTCCGAGCAGTTGGCGGAAATTCACATGCAATTGTACAAGAATATCCTTGACGAAGACAACAAGGACATTTTAAGGGTGACGAATACCCAGACCATGCCGAAATTGGCGAGATTGATAAAGAACAAGGATTTGACGGATTATCAGCTAGTGATTATTCCCGACAAGAGTATCTCTGTCAAGCATTTTATCCAGATTACGGATACTTTGAGCAAGCAAGGGTTGCGGATTTCCGAACAATTCCTGCAAAAAGTGGGGTTGGATGAAGGGGATATCGACAAAAAAGTCACCAACAAGTCATGGATTACCAACACAGTAGACAAGATAAAGAGCATTTTTACCCCTAAAAGCAAGAAAGATGGCGGATACGATGCAGGATATGATAAACAAGCTCAAGAGTCTTAGGAATTGTGTAAGGGACGAAATGCCCAAGGCGATATCGGAAAGCATGCTCAAGGAAACGAAGCAGAATTTCCAGAAAGAGGCATATTTAGGCAACGGGAAATTTGAGAAATGGAAAGAGCGTATGTATGACGTTCACAATACGCCTATCGGTATAAAGTTGCCTTATCCCAAACTAAGGAGGACAGGGAGGTTATACAATTCTATCAAGAAAATAACCAATGTCCCATACACGGCAGGGTTAAAAACCAGCGTTCCGTACGCACAATTGCAGAATGAAGGAGGAAAGTCTCCTAAAAGATGGGTTCAGGCTGCCTATAAAATATATAGGAAACCCCCTCAAATACCAGCCCGCCAATTCATGGGGGTAGGCGAGCGTACATATAGGAGGGCGCATAAGGCGATTTTGACGGTTTGGAACAAAAATTTCAATAAATAATTGATTGATAATAAAAAACTTCATATTTTAGCGAAAAATAGGGCATATGATAGGGTTATTGACTAAAAAATTAATAGATTTTTTCAGGCAAACGGATATTGTCATAGAGAATCATATACCCGTATTGACGTCTAATGTATCGGACGGAAGGACAGTAGTAAACACGACATTGCCGGCTATTGTAGTAACCGTAGATTCAGCCCCTAACAATATGGTTTATATTGGCGGTCTGATAAGGGACAACATCAATATAGACATTGTAGTAATGGACAGGCTGGTAAATTATACCCTATCAGGAGAGACGGATATATACCAATGGAGGCGGAACCTTGCATATAAGCTTAGGACAGAGCTTTTTACGGAGAGGGCGTCCGAATTTTTCAAGGATATACTTCAAGGGAACAACTTTTTGCCTATGTATCGTGGCATGAATAACTTTATCAAGCAGGGATACAAGGAAGACACGGAAGAAGATATCGAATGCTGGCGTATGAAATTCGAATGTGTCATGGTGGACAATTCTACCATAGACATAACCTATATAAAAGCCAAATCAGGCTCTGTGCAGCTTATAGACAAGCAGATAAATCCCGTCACCCCTATACATCCCCATTATGGGATAGAAGAGATGATGTGGAAGTACGGCTATGGGCAGTATATACCTGATTTGTTAGATATGATTGTCAAGAGCGGGCAGATAACAGACCAGTATAAGGAGGAAGGTTCTGGGAATATACCCACCAGCATGACGGACAAAGTATTGTTTTTGCCCGAAAATTTCCCTGCAAAAACATCTTATCAAAACTTATATGGGATATTAAATATGAAATATGTTCCATATAATAATAATATGAGATTATTTAACAATAATGTTGAGCTTAGGGAGATAAATGTAGATACATCTTCATGGACAAATTTAAATAATGCTTTCAGAAACTGTTATTTTCTGACTAAAATAAATGAAGGCAATATTGTAGATTGTAGAAGTATTAATGGTAGAATGAGCAACGCTTTTTATGGATGTTCAAATATTAAAGAAGTAACCTTTATAAATATCCCAGATTTTGATATCCCAGTCCCTGTGGATAGTATTTTTTCATTAGCGCCAAATATAATTCCTGATAAAATAGAAAAAGTGACATTTAGCCCTAAAATAAAAACTAATAATGCCAGATTAATGTTTAATGGAAGAAATTCATTAAAATATATCATTGGAGAATTGGATTTTTTAGCAATTACAGACACAGGCGGGATAAATGCAGCATTTAATGGATGTACTTCTCTTATAGAAGTCCGATTTACACCTGAAAGCATAAAACAAAATTTGTCTTTTACACAATCATCTCAATTAAGTGATGAATCCATACAAAGCATACTTGACGGATTGGCTAATGTTTCGACAACATGTACATTATCCCTAAATTCGGAAGTATATGCAAAATTGACGGAAGAGCAAAAACAGTCGGCAACAGATAAAGGTTGGACAATAATTAGTTAATTATGACAGAGTTAAAAGCAAGAAAAGGTTATGTATATACCGACAAAAACAAAACATTTTTTGCCGATACTATTGTATTAGGGAAATATGACAAGAAAGAGAATTATCGGCAAATGAAGATAGAAGGGAATGAAGAACTAATAGAAAATTATAAAAATGGTAAGACAGGTATTATCGGATGAATCCCTAAACGATAGAGGATTTAGGGTAATGAACAAGTCTATAAAGTGGGACAGATATTTAAAAAATCCCGTTCTTGTAGAACAGCATATGTCATGGGAACCGCCTATCGGCAGGATAGATGATATAAAACTCGAAAATGACGCATGGACAGGGGTTTTGGTATTCGCTTCTACCGAAAAAGGCAAGATGTATGAGAAATTATACAATGAAGGCTGTATAAGAGCCGTATCTATTGGCGGGAATGCAGTAATAGTAGAGAATGAGAGGGGAGAGAAAAAAACAAAGTCTTTTGATGTTTTTGAAGTCTCTTTAGTTACTATTCCTTCAAATGCCAATGCGGTAAAACATGAATTGGGTCATATCCCAGTGGAATATAAATTATATTGTGATAAAAAGGAATTTATTACTTTAAGTTCTAATTTTGAAGAATTAAATAATATGGAAGAAGAAAAAGAAAAAAAGGAAGAATTGGAGGCTAAGCCCGAAGTTCAAGAAGTTCCAGAGTCAGAAGCTCCAAAAGAAGAGCTTAAGGCTGAGGAAACAAAAAACACAGTCCTTTCGGCTTTGAAAGATTTGTTAGGTCTGAATTCAAAGAAGAAATTAGAAGATGATGATGAAGACAAAGACATTAAAGAAGACGAAGAAGAGGACAAGAAGGAAGTAGAGGACACCAAAGCTAAGGACGAAAAGGAAAAATTGGAGTCTGAGGATTTGAAAAAGAAATTGCCTGAAAAAGTAGCGGAAAGATTGCAGGCAAACCCTGAAGCAAGAATTTTTACAGAAAATACACAACAACCTAAAATTATGACAGAATACAAGACTTTACATTCTTATCTTTCTTCTCAGGAAGGGAAAAATAAGATGGGTATGATGGCATTAGGCTCTGACTTGAAATATGCTCATGAGCACAAGCCTATCCCAGTTCATGACTTGCTGGATTCTTACAAAGAATTGGCGTCTATTTTGAAAAACGACCGTGATTTTATGAGCTCTTTCGGTCAAGTGAATTTATGTTTTGAAGGGACAGCTCCAAAAGCTACTCCGCAACTATTGGATACTATTCTTGCTGCCGGAGACAATACCTATGATTTCTTGGCAACACCGGATTTAGTAGCCGTACAGTGGCTGGCAATGTATTATCGCATGTTGTTCCCTATTAACACATTCGCTGATAGAATCCCGCGTATTAGTTCAGATTCAGCCGGTACGATACACCCAGAAATAAACATGACTCCTAAAGTTTATTTCGATACTTTGGTGCCTAAAGAAAAAGTGTCCGAGTATTTGTATGATGACGACCCAATCGCTATTCCTACTTATGCTTTCTCTTTAAATGCCATTGCATGGCAGCCTGGCGATGATAATCTGTTGAGATATGACAAGAGAGGCATCGGTATGGCTGAGGCTTTGAGAGTAGTATCGAACGCTCAACATAACTATATTATCCAACAGTTGGCAGAAGCTGTTAAGGAAGGTACTTTTATTCCTATGACCGGTACCGCTACTGTAAATTCAGCAGGCATGTTCCCAGCCAATCCGGCTGCCGCAGGTAATATCAAAGATTTCACGGTAGCTGACTTGTTAAGCCTCCGCATGAAGTTTATCCAAGCCAACTTCAATCTGGATATCGAACGTCCAGAGGTAGTAATGGACGCTATCTATGCTAACCAATTACAGTCTAACGATACTTTTGTAAATGCGTTGAACTTACCGACTGAAAATATCGGGCCAATGCAGATGATGGCTTACGGAATGAACATTACACAGCGTTCTATATGTGGTGTATATGATACTACTACAAGCAAAGTGGTTGACCCGCAATTATATGGAGAACCTTTAGCAGAAGGTCACATGATAGACTCTGATTATACACCGGTTACTCTTAACGCTAAGGCTTACGGTTGCGTTATCGGGTTCTTGCCTTCTCAATTCCTTATCGGCGTAGGTCGTACAAATGTATTCGTAAAACAAGAACCTACCCTTTGGGCATGGGAAATGTCTATGGATACTCGTATGGGAGCCGGTGCAGCTCGTAAAGACGGAGTAGGAATCTATGGCGTAGCTCCAGCAGTAGCAGGTGCATAATATAAATAATAAGCAGGGGGCAAAATCCCCTGCTTGAATACCAACACACAAAATAAACAATAAACAATATGGAACTTACTAATTATCAAGAAGGCTTTTTCCAGTATCTATACGCATTGGTAAAATCTCGCGGAAAAGTATACGCATGTGAAAACGGCAAAGTTTTCGGAAGGGAAATAGATGCCAGAAGACAAGCACATGATTACTTTGAACGGAGGAAATATAAATTATTGTGGGCGGAAATTACGATGGATAACCTGCCTCTGAACAATGAGGAATTTAAAAATGTGTTAGAATCATATAACCCGCCAGAGCCTAACAATTCCACTAAGAACAAGAAAGAACCGCTTAAAATGGATAGTTCTATTGAAAGCGAATTCAATGCGTTAAAAGAGGCTCGGAAAAACTCAGAAAAGAAAACAAAAGGTAGACCACCTAAAGAAGAATAATTATGGCAACAACAGGAATACATATTTCATTAAAAGATACGTCTATTGGGAGTAACCAAGTAGACGAATCTATTTCTTGTTTGGTTGTTGATGTGGCAGGTGCGGAATCTAATTTACCTGAAGACTTAGAGTTAAACACCCCTTATATGATAACCTCGTTATCAGCAGCCGAAGGGTTAGGGATAACTTCAGAATGGGCGGAAGGTGACGGAGCGAAGACTATGCTATACCAACACATCAGCGAGTTTTACGGTGCAGCTTCGACAGGGACTAAGTTATGGATTGTCCTCGTTCAAACGACGGCAAGCATAAACTTCTCTACTGCAAGTTTCTATACGGCATTACAGCCGGTAATATTCAAGACTATCTCAGGTAGTTATAAGAACAGACCTCGTGCAATAGGATTCTGCCAATCTAAAGGGACATTGCCCGCTCCTGAATATGGTGACGGCGTGAACAATGAGACAGACCAAGAAGCACTCAATCAGATACAGACATTCTTGACTAACATGTTTGAATTGGGCATCAGAATGGTTGGTGTATTTGACGGAGCGTATATCAAGCAGGGGACTTTCAGCAGCGCAACAGAGATAGCTAAACTTATGGATTGCTCGGCTATGAGTTATCCAAGTGTAGCATATTGCGTTACCGGTTCTTCTCCTAACGGGTTGTCTTCTGTAGGGCGTGTATTGGGAGTAAGAGCCAGCCGGAGTATAGCTGCATCTATCGGGAATGTAGCTTTGGGTTCTGTAGCTACGGAAGAATATTTTACGGATAGTGATTTGGCTTCTGTATCCAGCAATCCAAAAACTGGTACACCCGTAAACGGATATGACGTCACTCTCGCGAATCTGGTAGCCCCATTAGGATATATATTTACCCGTAACAGGTTAGGTATAGAGGGGTTATATTATAACGACGGGGCGACATGCAACGCCACTACTATGGCATTAAACAAGATAGAAAGAGTTGCTGTCGGCAATGCAGTTTGCGATGATGCCCAACAGTTCCTTACCTATTATATCAACCAGAATATCCCTTGTGATTCTTCAGGTCAGATATTACAGGCTTTTAAGAGTTCAGCTATATCACAATTTACAGCCCAATATATCACTCCGAGAATAAACGCTGGGCAAGCTGGGGCGATAGATTTCGACTTCAAGGCTAAGGATGATAATTACATACAATCCGAAGCTTTGGAAGTGACTATAAGTATAGTACCGAACCCTGCAATGCGTGAAGCCTTTGTAACAACATTCTTTGTAACTTCAATTTCTTAAAATTATGGCAGACCAATCGGGACTAATAATATCAAGTGCTGACGTCCAAGTTTGGGTAAACTTAGGAAATGGAGCAATTATACAATTGTTCACAGCGCAGAATTTTTCGGGAAGTATAGAAAAGTCGGTAAATGAGATTTATGCAATAAGTTCTGAAACTCCTATTTCCGTAAAAGGTATAAACAAAGCCTATTCAGGTTCTTTTGTTATACAATCAGGAGAATGGAACAGGTTAATAAACAGTTATAACGGGATAGCAACTACGTTGAGACCGTCATTAACTGATATTCCTGAAGGGCTTACCGTTACTATCATGTTCAGCAACAGGGCGGATTTAACCCCGACTGATACGACTTTGACCTATACAGGAGCACAATTTAGCAATGATTCTTTCGAGGTCAATGCTAATGACCCTCAGACTTTAGTAACCTTGAATTTCAGGGCAACAGAACTTACAAGACAAGTTACACCAATAGCTATTTAATCAGATAGGGGATTATTCCCCTATCTCCTTTTTACATTTAAAACTATCAACACATGAGCACATTTAAAGTTTCAAATTTCACATTTATAGAAAAATTACCGGACAAAAAAGGGATATTCGAGGAAATAGAAGTAACAGAAGATGTAGAATTAAGACATGCAGAGCGTACACGTTTGGAAGATTCAATTTTCATTACTTCTTTGTTGGATAATTCGGATACGACGACAGAGAGAAAGATAAACGACGCAATAAAATACGTTAATATATTTGTCGTTGACAAGACTTTAGCAAAAAGGATTTCAAGTGACGGGATTGCATGTCTGTCTCTGTTCTCTTCAGAACAAGTACAGGAGGATTTGATAAATTTTATCAATCGGGCAGGGAAAACCCTAAATATGCAGATGCCCGAGCAGAAATAGAATATAAATTAACACAATATAGCAAGACAGACCCGCTTTTGGTAAAAAAAGCATTAGTATCACATTTTTTCCATATTCCTATTAATAAGGTAACAGAATCATTAACTTTGGAAGAGATAGAGAAGTATCATTGTCTTGCATTATGGATAATGGACAATGTAAATTTTGCACCATTTAAAATTGACAAAAAGAAATAAGCTATGCCTAATATCTATCAAATAGAGCTTAATCTAAAGGGAGACCTAAATGCCAAACTGGACGATGCTATAAAGAAAGCCCAGAACTTAAAAAGTATAACAAACAATATAGGCGGTAGGGGAGGTAGCTTTAATAATCCGGCAGGAGGGAGAAGATATAACCCTTATCCACATATCCCAGAAGAACGCATGAATTTATGGCGGAGGATGAATTATGCTGCATATCGTTCTCCGTTTGCAAATAATCGCTATTTACTAAGGAATATAGATAGATATTATCAGGCAAGACAAAGATTTTCAAATAATTTTATCGCAAATTCATTTACTTATTCAGGTTGGCAAAGGAATTTAGGGAACTTTGCTAACCTGATAGGTTCTGTAGGTAAAGCTGCATTACAGGCTATTCCGGCATTAAAATCTGTCATTGGGGTGTTAGGTGGAATTGTCGGGTTAAAAGCGGTGTCTATAGCCGGAGGCGGATTATTGTACCGTTGGGGTAGAAATAATCTCATGAGCGAACAAACCTCACAAGCGATATCAAATGTCTCGCAATATAATATGGCAAGATTAGCACAAGGGAGCGGATATAATGAGATGTTCCGTAATGCTACAGACATTGTTACGCAAACAGGAGGTTCCAGAGCCGGATTAGTTTCTTTGATGAATACAATGACGGGATTAACTGTAGGAGATACAAAATTATCGTCAAGAGATGCCCAATGGTTCGGACAATTAGCAGCTAAGATTTCTGCCGTTTCAGGAAGAGATTTGCAGATAGTCGGGTTGAACTTGCAACAATTACTTACTACTTGGCAAGGTATAGACATGAAAGAACTTTTCAAGTCAGTGCCTTTAATCGAGAAGTATGTTTTTGACCTTAGAGCGCAATCAAAGAATAAAGGAGAAGATATATATTCATTTATTAGAGAAAATCCCCAAGCTTTAATAAAGGCATTTGAAAAATTTATAGGACAATTTGAATTGCCCAGAGCGGGGGTATTGAAAGGGCGTGTTCAATTATCTGAAGAAAATTTAGAGGCTGATAAATTAGAGTATTTAGAAGACTTTTATGAAGATATAGCAAACACAAGTATACATATAAACGAATCATTATCTAAGCTGTACAAGATATTCGGTGAGGGGTATGATGGTTCAATATTTCAAAAGGCTATATCTGCTTTCGATTCCTTTATTTCTGGTATTATAGATGTAGGAAGTAAAATAATAAACTGGATAAATGAACATCCTACTATTAGCTCTTTTATAGGGGGATTTGGTTCAGGCGCATTAGTGGGTTCATCTGCTGGCCCGATAGGGTCTGTTGTCGGTGGGCTTGCATCGGGGGCTACGGCTGCATTGTGGTCTAAAGTGCCAGAATATAATTTGACGAAAGAGCAAGCTATTAATAAGCTAAAAGGCACGATTCTTAGGACGAATTATTTATATAGAGAGCCTTCAGATGATAAATTATATAAGTCTGGTTATTTAACATCAGCTGTAAAAGATATAAAATTAAGTGCTGATGATATAGAAACCCTTTTCAATAATCTTAATAATTTAGGGACAAAGGAGGCAAAAGATTTAATAAAGAGATTAAGATATTATACCCCTGATTTGACAGCGTTATCACGGGCATTTGAATTAACTTCAAAAGAGTTTATTCCTGCTCCTACAGTATCTCCAGTTAAAGATGAGACGGGTCGTATGAAAGATTTATCAAAGGGAAGTAAATCTCTGATTATAAATTTCAATAAGTCCATAGTAGACATGGACAACCACATAAATACTACCGACCCATCAACAATAATGAGGGAAATAGAGGATTATGTGACACAGGCAATAGCGAGAGGTTTAAATATAGCGTTTAACCAAGCAACACCGTTAACATGACAAAAGAGAATGATTATAAAACGAGTTCAGGGTCTGAATTACAAGATAAATTCAGAAATACCGTATCTATTCCACAAAACATAAGGGGAGAGCTTGCAAAAGCGGGGGATACGATAAGAGATGCGGAGCAAACGGCAGCTACGGCATTAGCCCTTACATTTTCTTCTGTAGGAATCGTAAAATCAGTGATACCGATATCATCAGAAGGAGGTTATATCAATGGGATAGGGAATAAGGTTAAGAGTTCATTGATAAACCAAAAAACCAGATATTCCGCTTCAAGCGCGAACGCGAAGGACAATCTTATTTCCGTGACAAATGAGAATGACTATATTTTCAGGATAAGCGATTATTATTTGCCGTTATCTTACAGCTTATCTATAAACGCATCAAAAAATATTGTCAAAAGCCAATTGGTAGACGGGTCAGCGATATATGAAATGACTTCATACAACCCCGCGGAGATAATATTAAGAATAAAACTTGAAAGAAAGCCTATAAACGACAATGGGAGGTATGACCCTATGTCTTTCCGGCAGAATCAAGGCGCAATGGCTGGCGATATAGTCAAATTTGCGACAGTTATAAATGATTTGTATAAAAACAAATCGGTATTCGCCATATATAATAATTTCACAAATAAAGAGGTAGGGATACAGTTCGTAGTATTGGCGAGATATGCCATAGACCCACAAGAAGGGTCTACAGTTACCAATATTACCCTTAATTTGCTTGAAGTAGATTTAACGCGTCAAACATTATTTGTAGAAAAACAATGAAATGTTATTGTAATTTTTTCAGGTGTGGCAATGAAGTCTGGATAGAAGGGAAAAAGATATTGAACTTTGTTTCTTTCGTATCCGAAAACACCGTTATGAAGCTGGCGGAAACAGCGGAAATAACGTTACCTTTTTATTCTATTGCCTATTTGAAAGGAGATGAAATAATTACTGGTTCTAAAATTGATGTAGAAGGGCTTAATATAAAAATAGGGGCTCATATACAAGTATATGCATATTACCATAATATCAATTACGGGGAACAGGTAAACATAAATTTCGAGAATGACCCAGAAGCGGGGAAAATGCTCGTATTTGACGGGTTTATAAAGAAAATAAAATCAGGGTTCCCGACTACTCTTGTATGTGAGGACAAATGTTTTATTTTGAGATTTGGAGTCGTAAATAAGGATTGGACACAAGAGACCTCGATATATGAAGGGTTGAAAGTCTGTTGCGATGTAGGAAATGAGGCATTCAAGAAATACCGTTCGGATAACAATCTTACAGGGGATTATGAAGAAATTTCCGTAGCCGATTATACCGCTACTTCGACATTCAACGAAAAATTATGGCAGGGAGTCAGCCCCTTTGAAGCAGCCCAAATGTTAATGCGAAAATTCGGGATATATACAGGTATTGACCCGAAAGGCAAACTGTTTATGGGGACAGGATTAGGATATACCGAGAAAAAGACAATAGAATTAGATACCTCTGTAAACGTAATAGCACGAGATGTTTCTCCTAAAAACGGGAAGTTTGAGAATTATTATGTAACAGTCAATGGTTATGTGAACGGAAAGAGAACTACGGTACATGTAGGTAATAAGGGAAACGGCAGACCTATTAGATTGAATTGCAGCTCTATAAATACAAAAGAGGGATTAGAAGAGTTCGCCAATAATGCGTACCAAGGATTAAAAGGCGAGTACAATAGCGGGACTGTAACTACATTGTTATATCCCCGTATAGACTTGTTCGATTATGTACATTTCACCGATACATTATTCCCTGAAAACACCGCAAATATGTATGTATTGGGAGTAAAAAGGGAATTCAACGAGAACGGTTATCATGTAAGTTCAACTTTAACTAATGAGGAATGGATGTTTTAAGGTACAAAAGTAACTCTAAATTCGATTCCGCTATGCAGGAATTGGGTAACAGTTTGAGGAATATATTTAAAGGTTATGCTACTGTTTCCTTAGTATATGGAGAGGTTACAGGTGTAGACATGGATTCATTGACTTTTGACGTAGTATCAGACGACGATAACCAAATGTACAATATTCCTCTTTCAATTATTCCGCATGATTCTACTTCTATAATACAGATACCTGAAATAGGAAGCAATTGTGTATTGGGATTCGTGCAGGGAGACTCTTCGTTGTCTTTCCCTATAAAGTTTTCCAAGATTAAGGCTGTATCTGTGCAGTTTGAGATGTTAGAAGATAGCCAGAATCAGGTTCTTACAATGGACAAAGACGGGATAACATATACCAATACGACAGACAACGCGAAATTAGATATAAAAGTAGGGGAAACTTCAATAGAGATGCAAGACAAGGTAGTCAAGGTAAATGGAGGTGAAAGCCCTATGATATATATTGAGAAGTTGGAAGCTAAGCTGAATGATTTTGTGGAGGCATTTAATAACCATACACATACCATACCAACAATAACGACTCAAGGGGAGAATTCCGCTGGGACAGTAACAGGTACAGCGTATAATGTAGGAGTACCAGCACCGAGGTCAAAGGCAAAAGATTTCAATCAGGAAGATTTTCAGGATGAAACATTTACACATTAAATTTTAAATTATTATATTAGTGGTGAAATTTATGTTATATGCAAGATTTTAAGTTTGACATAGAGAATAATGACATTGTATTTGGTTCAGATATGGTTATTATAGACTCATGTAGCGTACAAAACGGTACATTGATATTTATGAAAAGCGTAGCCAGCATAGATAATCCAAGTATCGGGGTAGGTTTCCAAGAAGTAGCCATAAATGTAAATCAAAATGAAGCGAATGAATTAGCCACAAGAGCGGAGAATCAAATCCTTAACGATGGCGGGCGTATAGCAGAAATTTCAGTGCAAGAGACAGAGGAATCTGGAGTATATGAGTATGAGTTGCAAGTAGTATATAATTCAGAATACAAGCAATATGGCATACAAAGTTAAATATGGAGATACGATTTTTGATGTTTTGTTGAACGTTTGCGGAGATTATTCCCAGATAGACGAAATATTATCCTTAAACGGGCTGTTGTCTTATACTCCACAGCTGGCAGTAGGTCAAGAATTGGATGTAGAAGGGCTTCAAACTTCAAACAATGCCACATTGATAAGAGCATCTGAATTCCCGTATAATTCAAATCTTTTATCGGATGAAGAATTTGAAAGGCAATTGGAACAGATATTAGATTCGATAGAAGGAGGATATTATTTGGAAGTGCAACCGTCATTTACTACGGTTACTCAAAATGGGGACAAGCAATATGTAAATATATATACTAACTCAACTTTTAATGTTTTATAATTATGGCAGTATCAAAAGGGCATGTAATATTAGACCCGTCATCAGGTAGTGGGGATACCCAATTAACCCTAAAGGCAGAATCGGCTAATGTAGGTAACCGTGAAATAGTAAGTACCGTATTTACGATAAAAGCAGCAGGAGTTACCCCAGACAAAACGATAACAGCGAATTTAGCTGCAGCACCAGAGTTTATTACTTTAGACCAAGCAAGTACAGGAGTAACAGTCCCTGCCACAGCAGGCAGAGTTACAATAACTGGAGTATCTAACAGCCCTAAGTTGGAATTCGGAGTAGAAGGAGGGGATATTATCGAAGAAGACTTAGGAGAAAAAAACTACACAGTAGAAGAAGATACTAATGCAGTTAATGGTGTTAACATCAATGGAGACCCAGGCGCTGACCATAAGTATGAATTCTCAATAGAGCTTAATTATGTGTTGAATGATACTGTAGAGTCAAGAACACAGGTGTTTACTATTCAAGGCTCATCAGAATCAACAAAACAGACATTAACGATTACACAGAGTACAGGTGCTGCAAGATTGGAGGTTACTCCAGCTACTATTACCGTACCACAAGACGGTTCTGTTGTAAATGTACAAGTTACAACCAACACTACATTTACTGTATCTTAAAGTTTTATTACCTCTTCTCCATGATGCAAAAATATGTTAATATTGGGGGGGGTAATTTAAAAGTTTGTATATATGGCTATAATTAGAAAACAAAAAAAGTGGTCTGACGGTATAGGATATTTTTATGTAGCCTATGACCCTGGAAAAAAATCTCAAAGAGTAGAGATTACTTCAGATATAAATGCTACATTTGAGCAAAGAGACCAAGAAGTAATATTCCAAACTACTGTAGGAGATAAACAAGATACCTTATATTTGGTTCAAAAAGCCGAAAATTGCAAAGTCGCTTATTATCATTCTACGGGTATGGGAGATATAAGGGCGGTATATAGCATGAACGGGAAAGAAGTATTAGGAGTATTTAAATCTTAAATATATGGCAGTACAATATGTAGACATAACATCATTATCAGAATATACAGAGAGCGATTTAAATGGGAATGAGCCTATACAAGTCTCAGCCTCTGCATTTACAACTGTGAATGCTATAAATGAGTTCGGAGAAGCAAAATTCGGGGGTAGACCTACTATGTTGGAAATGCCTAACTCATTTATAAAGCTTACTGATGGTTCTTCTTCAGCAGCTATATCCAATGTAATTAATTCTGTCTCTTCTGGGTGGACTGATTTTGTATCTAAAGTAAGCTCGGCTAATATTGTATATAGCCGTTCAAATTTAGCAGCATTAAACAATTACAGAATATTTGTAGCGACAATAACGTCCAACTTGACAAATACAGTTAGTTTTGTCGATGTGTCTAATAACACTATTACGTTAAGAATTATTACATATGATTCGTCAAGTAGTACCTATACTTTCAAATTAACAAGTTATAATGTAGATACTATTAAAAATAGTATACCGACAGGCTCATTTAAATATCAAACCGCTAATGTTTTCGACTATCCAAAGCCAGGCGATTATATATTAGGAGTTTATCCGGCATCTACGTCCGTAATTAATTTAAAGGCTTCAGATTTTTTGATAGCCAATAACCATACATGTAAAGTAGCAGTACCCTACAATACTACAAAAGTACAAGTTGTGACGGATAACGGGATTCCCCCATTAATGACAGATTTGGCATTTGAGCCTTCTGATTTCGGTGCAAATACCAACGATAGGATAGTTTATACTATTACGGCTTTTGCATCAAATAACAATCCATCAGCGAGCCAAATTTGGTTTTTTATAGATGCAGAGTTATATAGATTAAGAACGGAGTAATTATGGAAGATTTAAGACAACAAATAATAATAGCTATACAGTCTTTATTCCAGAACGTAAACACTTCTGCTTCTGCTATATGGATGCGTCTTGTAGACGCTCTTTCTACTATATTCAATATAATATCTAATGAGATACTATTTTCAGAAGATAATATAGCCAATACAGCTCGGAGTTTAAGAGTAACACGTAAAGATTATTATCTGGATAAGGCTTTATATTTCCAATATGGGGATAATCTGGTAATTTTGGATAATGATACTAAAGAAATGGGGTATAATCCTATAAACGAGAATAACAGGATTATAAAGCAGGCTACAGTATCTACGTCTGAAGGAGGTATAATATTAAATGTAGCTACTACTGACAATACAGGCAATCTAACTCCTTTGAGTTCAGACCAGCTTACGGCATTCAAAGATTACTACGAAAATTTTATACCATTGGGATTCAATCTATTTATACAGAGCCGAGAACCGGATATATTGACATTCCCTGAAGGTATGACAGTATATTACAGTGCCGGCAATTCTCTTGCTCAGGTGAAAAATGATATAGAATCCATGAAAACGACTATACAACAGAATATAGTGTTAGGCGCTCCACTGTTCATAAACGATTTAGAAAAATCCTTCCAAGAAGTATCAGGAGTTGAAGCAGCATATATCCCTGACGTTGTTTCTACAAATGGGTCACTAACATATAATGCGGAAAATGGAAGGATAAAATTAGTATCAGGATATTTTAATTTTGCGGAGGATTTAAATATTAGCTATGTTCCCGTTTAGAGAAATAAATATACCTAAACTTATTTACCAGATAAACAGACCTAATTATATGGTAAATAATGAATACCGATTGAACAACTTCTATAAGCTGTTGTTATGTTTGTTATATCCTTTTATCTTACTATGGAACGAATATAATACAAAAAGGCAACGGGCATATAAAATCGCTGCCTGCCAATATGGTAAGCAACAAGTAATAGATATTCTTAATGACCTATACGACCCTGACGGGAGGCATATAGAGGCTATAAATATCACTTCAAATAAAGTATATCTATATCCTTCAGATTATGAAGCTGGCGAAAAAGTATATTGGAGCGATAAAGACTATACGGCTGGGGGAAAGTCATATTTATATACTTCATCTTTGACAACAGGAGTAATTATAAATTACCCGTCTTATTTAGAAGAAAATAAAGATACATTTTCAGAATTTACCCAAACTGTAGATTCATTAATAATATGGGGAATAAAATATAAACTAAAATCAGTACAATATGCTCAAAGACACAATATTATCATATATAAACGATGATGGCAATCTTGTTTATATAAATGACTTAGTAAGCGCATTTGATAACTGGCAAAGCGCATTAGGGATATTTTTAGGGGCAAGTAATTACAAATTCATTGATATTAGTATGTCTAATGAGATGGATTCGGCTACTTTTACTTCTGGGACTACCCAGCTTATATTTAAAACCTCTTCATCTCTACCGTCATTAGCTACAGGGACTATAATAATTGCGACCTGCAATAAGACATTTACTGTTACAGAACAAAATAGAGCGACTGTATATGTATGGTTAAGCGATGTAGAACAACGTTCGTCAGAAACAGGACAAGAATATACAGCTATAAAAAGAGCATTATTTAGCAATACTCAACCTACAGGAGTATCCGAAGTCGCTACAATCGACTTAACATGGGCTGTAGGTATGGACGGGTATTCATTCTATCACACGTACGATTGGCGGGCTAATCTGGTATTACCGTCAAGTATAGGTTTATCAGACATAGCAAATGGGGCTGTAGGAACCCTAAAGATAGCAGACGGGGCAGTTACTTCAGAAAAGATAGCAGACGGGACTATTTCAACACCGGATATTGCGAATAATGCGATAACTTCTGCTAAAATAGGGGACTATCAAGTGACAGAAAGAAATATTGGATTAAGTTCTATATCTACTGACGCATTACAAGATAATTCAGTGTCAAACGATAAGATTATAGATTACAGTATTGATTCTACCAAAATAGCTGCATTAGCTGTCACAGATGATAAACTTAATCTGACTCCTTATTTCTTAGGCGGATATGCAATATACGCAAATTCATCCCAATTAGAGAGAACTGATGACGCGATAAATAATACAACATTATTTGAAACACCAAATATTCCTAATAGCGGTACATTTGGAGGCTCAAATAATCCACAAATGACTTTTAATTTTACTGGAGCAAAAATACAAACAGTAATAGTAAGCGCATATAATTTAAATGATAATAATGCCCAAATATTCCCTAAAGTTCAATATAATTATGGGGCTGGTACTGTTACAATTTTAGCAGATAGTATATCAAAACCTTATAATGTTATATTTAATGTGATTGTATTTTTAACGAAATAATATTATGGAGAATCAGGCGGGGGGATTTCAAGGTTTTTTAGGAAGTTTATTTGCAGTAGTAATAAGCTATATAGCACCTATATATGATTATGTTATAATTATCGCTTATATATTCTTGATAAACTTTATAATAGGATTGATAGAAGATATCATTGTAAAACATAAAACGTTTAAATGCAAAAAGTTTTATTTCTGCTTATGTGAGATGTTAGTGTTTTATCTCTTAGTAGGGAGCGTTTATTTTATAGGTAATAAATTCCATAACAAAGTTATGGCATTACAATGTATCTCGGCTATTGTATCCATAGTTACCTACTTTTATTCATTAAACATATTGACAAACATAAAATCATTGTTGCCGAACAACAGGGCAATATCTTTTATTCATTATATAGTAAGTTTTGAGATAGTAAAGAAAATACCGTATTTTAAAGAGTTTGAAAGCCATGAAGCATCTGAATCAAATAGGGGAAAAGGGGCTTAACCTTATAAAGGAATTTGAGGGGTTAAGATTAGTTGCTTATAAGTGTCCTGCGGGAGTGTGGACAATAGGATATGGGCACACTTATAATGTCAAAGAAGGAGACATCATAACCGAGGCACAAGCGACTGAATTTCTAATGGAAGATATTTCTAATGCTGTTGATATAGTAGCAGGCTCTACAATGGACGTGGAATTAACTCAAAATCAATTTGACGCATTAGTTTCTTTTACTTATAACGTTGGCGTAAAGAACTTTTCTGATTCTACTCTTTTACGTAAAGTGAAATTGAATCCGAATGACCCTACTATTGCTAATGAGTTTAAAAAATGGATACATGCGGGGAAAGAGGTTCTTTCAGGGCTTGTAAGGAGAAGGAAGGCAGAATCTGAATTATATTTTAAGAAATGAGAAAATTTGGGATGTTATTGGTTATTTCGCTCTTTCTGTCCTTTGCTTGTGGATATACCATAGGCAAACACGCCAATACACCCCAAATAGAGACTCACACAGACACTTTTGTCATCACAAAGGTAGATACATTCATTGACACACTATTAATTCCAAAATACATCAAAATAAAGGAGACTATCAGGGACACGTTGTATGTTCCTGAACTTTCTAAGCCGGCAGAAGTAGAAATACCGATATCTGAATACTGTTTTGAAGATTCTACATATTCAATATGTATGACCGGATATAAGGTAGAGGCTAAAAAGATAGAGGTTTATTCTCCAGTCAAGTATTTAACCATAACAAAAACTGAAACGCATATTAAAAAAAAGAAAAGCCACTTCAGCTTAGGATTGCAGGCCGGATATGGTTACGCCATTTCTTGTAATAAATTTTCTCCATATCTCGGGTTTGGTGCACAATGGAATTTTCTAACATTTTAGTGTGTTGGTAGTATAGAGGATAGAAATATTCTCATGCTATTAAAAAAAGGCTGCAACTTTCGTTGTAGCCTTTTCTACATTATCATTTAATATGAAAAAAATTAAGTGGTGACAACTATTTTCACAAACCGTTGTAGATACATACGAATATTAAACACTATGCAAATATATAAAAACTCCCCGAATTTCACAATTTGGGGAGCCTCATTTGCCAATTTTTCTGTTTTCCGAAATGCTGTACTTAATGATATGTACAAATATATAAAAAATCCCGTCTATTTTCACAAACAAACGGGAATCAATTACAAAAATATGAATAATAAAGAGAATTATATGTTTAACTAAAACTAAGTCTGGTAGATTGAATTAAGAAAAATAGGTATTTGTCTCTTATTTTTCTTGTTATTTTAACCATTAAATCTGCCGTTGTATCGTCAAATTGGTTGAAGTTATCATTTATATAATCATATATCTTTTGTAATTCTGATATAGTATCCTTTAGCATCATTTCAAGAGAAGGAATAAATTTAATAGGCTCTATAAAGGAAAATTTTAAATATTGTTCAAAATTATAGGGCGGTATTCCTCCGGTTACCACAGTACTCTCTGCAATTTCGTCTACAAAATCAATGAGCTTTTCATTTATTTCGTCAAAATAAGGGTGATAAGTCATAAAGTCGTGACCTACCATAGTCCAATGTCGGGCTTTTATATTTTCCGCACATATTTTTAATGATGCTTGTATAATATTTAAAATTTCCTCTGTTTCCATAATGTTTATTTTTAGAATGGACAATCAGGCTCATTATTATTGGTTTGATATTGCTGTGTCTGTTGTTTATTTGTCTTTATTTCGACTCCTTTCCCGCAATATATTTTAGGCCGGTTTGCTAATCTCTCTTCTTGGGATTGATTTATGTAAACGGTAATATCACTCCCATAAGGGTCAGGCTGTTTACGTTTACATGCACATAGCTTAACAACATTGGCTTCATTCCCATTTTTCCGCAGGAAATTTTTTATTTTATCCGAGGGGATTTGGCTCAAATCTATTTCAATAACAATCATTTCCATACACAAATATATTAAATTTTATAATTCAACGTATATTTCTCGTTCATTTTCTTGTTTATCAGAGTTGTATAAATCCGCTAACTCTTTTAAGTTATCAGGACTTATAATAAATAAACATCCCTTTTTGTTTTTTTTCTTTATAGCTACAAGAGGTATTTTCCCCTCTTTCTTAGCTTTTTTAGAAGTATCATCGAATAATCTCCATATCGAAAACGATTCACGTAGTTTGCATTCTATGTAAATATCAGGATGCATAGAATCGGAGTGAGTATTATGCCCTGAATTGCTACCTGAAAGGGGGACTCTTTTAGTCCCAAAAATGGCTGCTACTGCTGCCTCGAATCTTTGCCATGTTCTTTTACTTGTTGCCATATTATTTTATTTTGAATAAATCTACTCTGTCACATAGAAATATTGTATCATTTCCGACCTTTGTATTATCTATGATTTCTTGATAATGTTCTTTATGTTTAGATATATACCTTTGCGGGAAAGGAATCCATTTGTAGCCTCTGTAGTTTTTGAAACAATCCACTATTGTGGGTTGAGGTCTATTGTCTGAATCTATACGTTTCCACGAAGATTTTTTTATAAGTTGCCAAATGACATTGTTGTCATGGCCGAAAATAGGTAATATCTGTTTTATAAATAAATCGGGAAAATTGTAATCATTTATATGATTATTAAATGTATCATCATACACAAACCTAATATAAATTGGTTCTGGTGCTATTTTTGCTGCAAGATAAGTTAAATTATAAACAGTAATCCATAGCGATTCATAATATTCTACCAATCCATGACAATTTATAAACATACCAAATTTTTTGTCATATCTTATTCTGAAGTCAAAGTATCTTACTCCATGTTTGAACTGTTCATATATTGTCAACTTCTGGCATTTTGACGTAAAGTTAATCAGCTTCATCCACCATTTGCGTGGTTCCAGATATGTGTTTGCGTTGTGCGCTCCGAGTATCTTTTTCATAATTGCTCTATCGTGTTATAACTACATAATATTTCAAAATAATTTTTCTCCTTGTATTTTTTAAATCTTTCTTCTGTCTTAAAAAGGTTAGTTAACGTTTTATCTCCTGAAAAATATTCTTTCTCAGTTATATTTTCATACTCCGAGAATTCTTTAATGCAATACATAGCTCTTGCCTGATTAGCAATATATCTATTTTTAGCGAATAATCTATGTTTGCGCCCTAAGAAGAAGAAATAAAATACCTTTTTCATTATAAATCATTTTTTAATGTCATTTCTCCTAAAAAAGGTGTGAACTCGCTTTTATCCCATTTTTCACTATATATACCAACTACAAAATCATCAGTTTCTGTATAACATATAGCTCCTTTTAGATAATCACCATTTTCTAAGGCTATAATAATAACATTTAAATCTGGATTAAACGCTAAAACAGGGAATTCTTCCCAAGAGATGTCCGCGTGATTTATTCTTGTCTGTATCTTTTCTTATATTTTAAAGATTTCAAATTCATCTGCATAATCTAAAATATACAGTTTTTTTTGCTTTTCGGTAATGTTTTAGTCTAATATACTTTTTCATACAATTTATTTTTAAATTCTACATAATAAGAAAATAGTTATCATAGATATTATTACAGCATAAGATAATAAGTATGTATTTTTAATCTTTAAAAGTTTGAGCCTTTCTTCTAAATTAACCACCCGTTTACTTAGTCCGATTAAATTCTTTTCAGTAATATTTTTATCCCTTAATCTTTTTGTGTATAGTCTAAAATTTTCGTCCATCCATTCTTTTATTTTTGGTTCAATATCATTTAATGCATTATAAATATCTTCTTTTTCTCCACCTCTGATAAATCCAATAGGAGCTGTGAAGTTTTTTGAATTGGGATATTCGTTAAACTCAATTCTTACAAGGACTCCATTTTCTTGCATAAAAATGCGTTCAGCTTCTTTTTTAATTTCTTCATCTGTCATCCTTGCTTTTTCTACCAGTTCGTCATAATCAAATCTATCTATTATGACTACATTTTCTATTTCTGCCATGTCTATTTATTTTTAAATTTGCTACAATACGGTCTAATTCCTACGGAACGGTATACATTTAAGATACAGCAAAACACCATGAAGTCTTTTACTTCTCCCGCGTTTTTGCAATCTCTACAGTCGCACGATTTAGGAATTTCGTTCTTTTTCATTTAGTTCTCTGATTTTCTCACAATGTATTTTGTAGGCATAAGCGAACATTTTTAAAGTTATTTCATCAAAGTAAAAATCTCCTTGAAATCCCCCTTTGGTGACAACGCTAACTGCTAATCCATTATCTACAAAGTTGAGATGTATACTACTGTTATCTGTCCCTCTCATTGAGAGGATTTGAGTTTGGTCATATTCCATAATTCAGTCCTCCAAGTCAGGTATTGGCATCCATAAATCATCTTCATTTACATAACAATCAAAAAACATTCCGTCGTCTTCTACCCATATCTTATCTCTCTTTCTGTAAAACATTATCCTTGGGCTATAATTATAATTTTTGAGTCTTACTAAAACTTCTTCTCCTTCTGGAGGGAGTTTTTCACTAACTCTAATCCAAGGCGATTTTTCTTCCTTCGTTTCCATATCTATTTTTTATTAATCAGTCCTCAAATAAATCCAATAATTCTTTTTTGTGTTCTTCTAACTCTCGAATGGCTTCTTCTTTGTTCTTTTTAGCAGCATTTATCATCAAATCAGCTACTCCAATGAGTATTTCATCCTTATGATTATTCAGATATTTTATAAAATATTCTTTCATAAGGTCAAAATTTAAATTACTAATATCTGAATACGTCGACGAACTTCCCCAACTTCCTGAAAAAGAATAAAAGCTAAGACATCTTATATTCATACTTTGTATATTTTCTTGTGTAGAAAAACCATCGTTGTGTTTGTCTATTCCATATCCATTTGTTTTTGATTCTTTCCTAATTTTAGGAAGTTTATCTTTAATAAAAGTCTTTAACTGTTTTCCAGTAGCTATTAGTTCCTTTGTTTCTTTTAATGTCATAATTAAGTCCTCCAAATTATTATTATTTTTTTTGTAGTTTTTCAATTATTTTATTTTGGTATTCCACTAACTCCTCAAGTTCTTTTATTCCACCTAAAAAATTCTTCATAGTCATTTTATATAAGCTACAGCCATATTCCTATCTATAAAGAAATGTATCCCAGTCGAACATTCATTCCATCTGCATTTATCAAAGTC